AAGAAGGAAATACAACCAAAGATCCTTTTGGTAATATCTCTGTGCACTTTCTAATATTAGGTTTTTTATCTGGATCTTTATCTCTAAAATCAAACTCTAATTCACCACCTTTATAATCTTTTGGATCAGATAGGGTCACAGTTACAGAAAGTTTTCTAATTTTACCGTGTGATGGATCGTTTGCACTTTCTCTAACATAAGGTCTATTCCAACTATCACAATGCCAATCATAAAATTGACCTTTTTCATATTTTGTAAACTGACAACTTTCTGAAAAATCCCAATTAAAATTCCAACCTGCATTTGCATTTGCTTGATGAACATACGGTTGTATTTCTTTATAAATCCATCTATCATTCATCCAAACAATATTAGAATTTCTTTTTTTCTTTAAATCTTTTATCTGTTTTTGATTTAAATTTTTACCTTGACCATAACCACCAGTGACAGCCATCTGATCAGAAATAGATTTTCCATATTTAACTATCTCATCACAGATTCTCTCTGGAACTGCTGATTGAAAATACCAATAATAATTTGTTAGGTTCATCTTTCTATATCTTTCTTATATTGATTATTAAGAAATTGTCAATGTTCCAGAAACTGTAAATGTTGCTATCTTATCTCCACCAGGATGTGTTGATGTTGAATTACTTCCAGGTGCCACTGAAAATGTAACTGCACTTGGTGCTCTTACAACTACGATACCTGATCCACCTGCTCCGCCATAAGGGCCAGAAGCTCCACTTGCTGGGTTTGCAGTACCACCACCGCCACCACCTGTATTAGCAGACCCTGCACCAGCTCCATCAACTGCACCAGCTCCTCCACCACCATTTCCTCCAGCACCACCACCGCCTCTACCACCACCGCCACCACCACCAGAATATGCCACTCCTGAACCTGTAATATCATTAGGAGCACCATCTCCACCTTGTCCACCAGTACTACCAGATGAATTAGATCCTGAATCAGTTGCTCCACCTCCACCACCAGCAGAGGCATTACCATCAGATGAGGAAGTACTATTTCCTCCAGCGGTACCTTGAGGAGGACTCGTAGGAGGGTTGTTACCTGGGGCTCCAGGTGTACCTGCAACTCCATTCCAACCTCCACCACCTCCAGATCCACCAGCAAAGTCTGATGGTTGTGGAGAAGGAGGTCCACCCCCTGCACCACCACCTGTTGATGTTATCATGTCGGTTCCTTCAACTCCACCAGGATTGAATATTGAGTCACTTCCTTTTTTTCCAAAATCATTAAAACTTGTTGGTTGAGCACCACCTGCTCCAATTGTTATTGCAAAGTCTCCAGGTGTTAAAACACTTCCACTTAATGCAGAACCTTGTAATGGACTAGGGCCAAAACCTGATGCACGGTAACCACCTGCACCTCCACCACCATAAGCTCTAATATTATTAATACCTGTACCTCCAGATCCACCACCAGCTACAACTAAATAATTTACATCTACTCCTAAAACAGTTGTTCCATCAGGCCATGTTCCTTGACTCTGTGCTTGAAATTGACTTTGCATTGACCACACACCGCTTGCTTTATTTAATTCTTTTACGACCACAATTCCTGGTCCACCAGTGCCTCCTGCGTTTGCTCCAGGTGCTCCAGTTCCTCCTCCTCCACCACCAGTGTTAGCAGTTCCTGGGATTCCATTACCAGAGCTAGAACATCTTGCTGCTCCACCTCCACCAGAACCACCTGTTCCTTGAGTTCCACTTCTTTTTGCTCCGCCACCACCACCTGCAAATACTGAACATGTGGGTCCAATGTTTCCTATGAAAGGACTAAAATCTGTTCCATCTCCACCATTACCACCTCTTGTTGCTGGAATACCTGTTTCTCCTGCAGCACTTGCTCCACCACCGCCACCACCTGTTAAACCAGGAGGCGCAGCATCAGTACCGCTCCCACCAGGGTTTCCTTGTCCACAAACACCTGTTCCAAAATTATTTGATGTTGGTTGACCACCTGCTGAAGATCCACCACCACCTGATCCACCATTAGCTCCTGAACATGTTCCTGGAGGTCCACCACCTCCACCACCTCCACCACAAACTGTGGTAGGGTTAGATGGAAAACCTGCAATAGAGCTATTTCCTGACGTACCTTGTCCACTTGCAGAAGCGCCAGGACCACCTCCTCCAACTGTCATTGGGTAAGCTGTATTACCACAAACTGAAATACATGTAACTACTTTAGCTCCACCAGCTCCACCTCCACCTGAAACATGGTCAGGTGATGAAGGTGCACCACCGCCACCACCTCCACCTGCTACAACAACTGTTGTTACAAGTCGTGTGCTAGATTGTGTGGTTACGTTTCCAGATGATGTTTTGGTTGTAATTTTATCTTTTCCAAACGAAGCATTATTCGTTTTTCCAATTACTCCACCGTTTGCTGAGCCAACTTTGTTTCTTGGCATTGTGTCCTCCTATGCGGACACCCAAGCTGTGCCGTTCCAATCGTAAATAGTTTTGGTTTCCGCTTCGTCGTTTGATTTTGTTGCTTCCCAACCTTTAGTGTTGTCAGCATTATATTTATCTTCGTTCCAAGAAATTAAATAAATAACATCACCATCCTCTGTAATTGAAGGGTATGCTACTGGTGCTTGCCAATCGTCATTATCATCTAATGACCATGAAGCGTAAGGTTGTTGTCCCAAAAATTTATCTTTTACAGGATCATAAATCATACCTATTCCTGCGTAGGCTTTTCTAAAATTATTATTGTAAGAAGTCTGTTTCCAGATTCCACCTTTAAAAAAATTAATACACCAGTTTTCTCCGTCTACGTGCATATCATTTTCACCTAATGGTCCTGCTGCTGTCTCTACATCATTGCCTACGACAACAACTCTTTGTACTACTTGATGTGAATCTGACGTAAATCCAGTTGGATCTGTCATTGCTTTTAATTCTGCGAAATGTGCCATATTCTTACTCCTTAAATGTTATATTTATAATTTAATTTTAACTTATAGTCAACGTTCCTGATACAGTAAATTGAGCTACTTTACATCCACCCGCTGGACTTGGTAATGTTGATACACTATTAGTCCCTGGCGCTGCTGACATAGAAGTACATGCAGGCATTCTAACAATAACAATACCTGATCCACCTGCAGATCCTGCTCCACCTGAGTATTTACCACCGCCACCACCACCACCTCTATTGGTAGTTCCAGCTGCAGAAGATCCTGAATTAGGTTGTCCAGCTCCCCCAGTTCCGCAAGGTGATGCTGCACCACCAGTGCTTCCTCCTGAACCAGCTCCTGCTCCTCCACCTCCTGCAAAAGCTACACATGATCCTGAAATAGCTATAGTTTTTCCTGCACCACCTCTACCACCTGTACCAGATGGTTGTGAATTTTGTCCAACCTCTGAAGCACCACCTCCACCAGCTCCTGTATGGAATGGTGGTCCTGAATCTCCTTCTCCTCCATTAAATCCTTCTACTGCAATAAATCCTCCAGCATTACCTGCACCTGGATCATTATTTGCAGATCCTGGTGATCCACCTCCACCACCACCTGATCCTCCAGGTTGTCCACCTCTATCTAAAGGTCCTCTTGTTCCACCACCTCCACCACCAGTGGCTGTTATAATACTAAATACTGAATTTGATCCTGCTCCAGGTGCGCATTGACCTGCAGCTCCACCACCACCAACTGTTATTGAAAAACAACCTGGTGAAATAGATAACTGTTGTGCTCTTAAAACATTGGTAGGACTTGGGTAAGAAGATCTAAAACCTCCAGCTCCACCACCTCCAGCTCCAGTGTTAAATGCTCCTGCTGCTCCACCAGCAACTACTAAAAAGTGTGCTAGTTGAGAATCTCCTGAATCTAAAATATTTAATGTTGAAGACGCTTTAAATTGTGCAACTTG